ACGGTACAAATTGATTAGTACTATCATTAATTGAAAAATTTTGTTGATTTAAATTTGATAATTCTAGTGGGTCTCCTGCATCATTAAAATTATAAATTGCAAATACTGGATTTTGGTGAAGTAAATAACTATTTGACCCATATAAAGACTCACTCGTTGATGACGGAAGTCTATCAGACCTCATAACAATTTTACTATTGCTTTGCATGAAAATTTGGTCCCAAGTCGTTACGTTTTGATTTGTATAAGTACCGGTTGTTCTGTAAGTCGGAGAAAAGAATTTCATTCGACCTAATGCGTTAGAATATGTGTAAACATATAATCCGGGATTTGAAGCCTGACAATAGGAATTGTCTAAAGTTGTTGAACCCCATGTCCATTGGTAAAATGCTCCTCCTTCCAAATATTGGAATTTTCTATATACATCAAATTGTTGTTTACCCGGGTCATATTCTAAACGGTCACTACCATTTAAAGTTAAAGTTGTGATATCCGAACATGTTGGCCCATTTCCAGCCCCACCACCACATGCTTGACCATCTGATAGATATTGGCCCATTAAGTTTGAGTTAGAATTACCAAGATAACCCTGTTCCACAGTTAAAACACTAGGAGTATAACCAGAGTTTACATAACCTGGAGGTGCGGTAGAGTTAAATGTTGTTGTATCTAATGAAGAATAATAATGTGGTAAAGTAGTGTAGAAATATTTATATCTACCAGGTTGCATAACCCCCGGAATTGTTTGTGGTAGATAAAAAAACGCATAACTATTAAAAAATATTTTACCACCATATTGGTCCGCAGATTCGTTATTTCCAATTTGATTGTGCCGAGTACAACTTTGAGATGCAATTCCATCAGGTTGTAATGGAATATTCATTTTGTAATATCCTTCAACATATAATTTGTTTGAGTTATATGGGATATTTGGTAAAGAACCGTTTGCGTTTGGTTTTAAAGTTGCTGAATAATCAGGTTTTAAAATTTGTGTCAAATCAATTCTTTGTTTAACTCTAGGTGAGTGTACATCAACACCTCTCATCAATATTAAAATGATTACATTATCAATATTAGGAATTAATTCATTTACTGTATCCCATTCACTATAATTTGGAGTAGGTAACGCTCCATTAACAGTAACATTAGATAGTCTAAACCTACCATTATAACATCCTGCTTGAGGACCATCACCACTCCATTCATATTGTTGCATTTTATACTTATACAACTGGTATAATGTTGGGTTATTTTCATTAAAAAATGGTAGACTATTAACATATGCGGTAGACCCATAGGTTCCATTATCAACAAAACTTCTATATTGACCAATTGTTAAACCCGTAATGACTTGGAAATACTCAATGTCAGCTGCGAAATTACTAGTAATTTTTGTTTCATTAAATCCACTTAAATTATAGGCAGTATATAATGCGGTTCCGTTATTAGGATTAGTCCATGTATAAGTAGTAGAATTTAAATTATTTGTTTTACCTGACGTAAATGGTCTATCAGAAAATTCATCGTAGTAATTTAAATCTTCAGATAAGTTCCTATCTTGGAAAGACATAATTGTTCCAGCCGCTGGTATAACTGTTTGTTTATCCAAAACTAATATCTGAAAATTATCCATGTGGTATACTGTTGCAGGATTATTTAAATCAGGTTCCAAAGTAACTCTCATTCTAGTTGAACCGTAAAAATATCTTGGTCTTGTACTTGGTCCACCTTGTGGTCCTTGTTCAAATTGTTCAAAATATCGTCCTTTTGACCACCAACTGTTTAAATATTCAGAATATGGTATGTTAGTTGAAAAGTTATAAATGTTTATAGTTTCGGTTGAACCTTCAGCATAACTTATTTCACGACCTTCAGTTTTAACAACTGGACATCTGTTTTGAGGTATTCCTGCAACATCGCCAAGATTACCCGCAAAAAGTCCTGACAAATATTTTTCATCATCTTTAACATTTCTGTAAAGTTCAAAATCAGTACTGTTGATTAACAATGAACTCTGAGTAACTGTTGTAAGTTGTGTATCACCTAAAACCTCACCTCTAGCGTTTTCTATTCTACAATTACATCTTTCACAACCATCTTCAGTATAAAGAAGGAGTGGTAGTCCAATATTTAAAAATGGGTTACCTGAAATAATATCAGATAAATTAATAATATCAGGACATGGTAAATCAGGTCGATTAAACTTATTTCTAACCCAATTTCTAAAATTACAAATACCAACAATAATTGCCTGTATAAAAGTAACAATAAGTAAAACCAAAGGTAAAATAGTCACCCACAAAAATGCCAATATATGAGCAACAAGCATTAATATTATTGTGATATATCTAAAAATTTCAAAAATTATATTATAAAGAATGTAATTAAAAGTGGTTCTAAAAAATACGTCGTTAGTTGGGAATTTATTATATTCCCCCGTACATTTTTCATCTATGATATTCTTAATACCTGTAGTATTCCATGGTCGTCTTTCCGCAACATATCTATCAATTAACTGACTTACAGTATATACTTTATTATACTTAAGTTCCATAAAAGTATCGTCACAGTTAATTGCTTCCTGAACATTCACATAATCAGTCCAATCTAAACTAAACGCATATGACTGTTCCAATAAAAATCTATCTTCATCAATCTTTAAAAAATTAATAATTGCATCAACCCCTTCATCAATTCTTGTAAAAACAAAATATAAACCATCAATATCTTCAGAATTAATATTTTGAGACAAGTATTGGGTACCGTCAGGATAAAAAATTTGTAAGTCCTGAACATTTTCTGAAGTGGTTAATCTATAAATATAGTTTGGGGTCTGTGATAAATATGTCGAAAGAAAAGCATACTGACCATTTTCATTTGGTGAATTTGATTCTATTTCAACAGGAACTGGAATACCTATTTGTTCATTAACATTATAATTCAAATATGGGTCATCGTCTGAATTTTGCCATCCGTATTCTTTAACATTTGGTACTAAAAAATATGCCCTTTTTGTTGATTCAGATAATTCAGGTCCTTGTTCCCACTTTACCTTAAATCTATATTTACCTTTAGTTGGAATACCAACATTTGGATTATTACTAATTTGTTGGTTACCTTCTTCATCAGTATAAACATAATCAAGATTCATTGGGACTTCTAATAACCACGCTCCATCTCCATCTATTACTTTACCACCATTTTCAAGTTCAACTTTTTCTAAAATTGGTAATCCACTACTATCTAAATTATAACTTTGTCTTATTGCTAAAATTTGTCCAGGTCCTGAGGTTAAATCACACAAGTCACCCATTGTTTTAGGTATTTTACATTTGTTATAAACACTGTTATACCCTAATTTAGTCTCTTCAGTCGCAGAAATTAATGACCCCATAAACACTGCCGTTGGGCTAATTGTAATTTGTGATTCTGCAGTTAAATCAAAGTCAGTTCTTGAAATTGAATAATTACAAGTTTCTTGTTCTCCATAAAATGGTGCAACTTGTATTGTTTTACTTATTGTAACAATCTGAGGTAACTCACTATAATTTTCAGAGAATTTAAATTGCGAACCATTAAATTGGCTTTCAGTCCCTCTACCTGTTCTAATTAAATCCGCAGGTGTAAATGAAAACTCACCAATATCTGATAAGTCAACTTGCATAAATAAAGTATGTTGACCAGGTGGTACACCTAAAATCATAAAGTCACCTGAACCATTAGTACTTGCAACATACTTAAAATATTTATCGTAGACTTGAATTACTGTTTTGTTAAAACATCATTTCTATCAGGAAAAGTCCCAACAGGAACGTGTCCTGTGTAAGAGGGTGTGTAAGGTAATAAATTATATTTGTAACCATCTTCATTAACATCATTTGTTGTTTTATAGGGATATAAAGTACTTAATACTATATTATTTAAATCGTCATCTTCTAATGCTATAAAAATAGAAACTTTAGCGTTTGGAATACCAAAGCCATTATTACAAAAAACCCTACCAACAACAACTCCATAATCAGAACAAGCTCTTGTATAAACATCATTTGGATTTATGTAAAGTGATAATAACTCAAGCGTATCAAAATTTTGTTCAAGTTTAACTTGAATCATTTTATCAATCCCTAACTCTGTTTTAATTCTATAAGATGAAGGCATGTGTGTTTTTTAATAAATAGTTTACACACGATTTTAAAAAAATAAATGATGTTAACTGAAATTAACTGAAGATATGTTTTTAACTGAGACCCTAATATCTTTATCAGGGTATCTAATATTAAAAATTTGATTTGGTTGAGCGTATATGGTATCTTCAATAATTTTAATTTCTTTAGTCGTTGCGTTTGAGTAAGACTGTGAAACTTGAGATGATGAATATATACCCCCAACTTTATTGTAAACATTTATAGATGTCACAGTAATCACACCAGGTTCAGATTGTATAAGTGTTCTAATAGGTGTAATGAAAAGATTTTGTCCCATACCCCTATTTCCCGGACTCATATAATCTTCAATTTTAGAAATAATGTTAGAAATAATAACCCCCTGGTTTTGAGACCCATCTAAAACAACAAATACTTCAAAAGATAAGTCGATAACTTGTGCGGAAGAAATGAAAATATAATCATTAATCATTCTATAATTTGAAAGATATGTTGATAAATTGTTTTTAATTGTTTCCGAAACAGTTTCTGTTAATGCTCCTTTTGAATCGTAAGATAGTATTTGAATATTAATCTTATTGTCAATCTCAGTGATTGCAACTTTAGCAGGTGCTCCAAATTGTGATGGCATTTTTCTTATTATTGCTTCATAATCATTTATAGTTACCGCTCTATTTTGAGCTTGGAAATTAAATGATATTAAGTTTCTTATTTCTTCTATTGTAGGGTAATTAGCCCCTCCTATTGATGGGAATGGATTAGTACAACTCAATGAGTTAATAACCGCATTTACAGTGTTTTGATTAGGTCCGTAAACACTAAAGTTTATTGTTCCAAGTTGGTTTATAGAATTAGGCCCTAAATTACTTACTAATCCACCACCAATTCGGTACTGAACAAAAAGTGTACTATTTGATTTTAATGTTGAACCTAATGAGTAATTGTTTTGATATTTTGATATATCTAAAGGTGTTCCATTAACTGAAAAACTTCTTAATAAATCATCTGACGAAGTATTACCCCCACCAAAAGTTAACTTTAAAAATCCTTGTGATGTGAATTCTGTAATAAATTTTTGATTAATTTTATAGTATTTACCAACTTTAACACCTGCCGAATTTTTAGGTTTTGTTGGGTCTTCTAAGAATATTCTATCCTGAGCTAGAGCATCAACTTCAAACCACTTATTTGACAAATTTGAGGTATCCGCAAATTCTTGAGCTGAAGGTGTGTTAC